CCGGCATCCCCCACGACGCCGGCTCTAGCTCTCGGCGCTCCTTTGGCTGGAATCCCACGCGCCAAGGACCTACCAGTTCTATCCTTCTGTCTTGGGACAGGCTACTCGCACGCTCCAGGGATGCGATCCGCAACGACCCCTGGGCTAATAGCGCCATAGACAACTTCGAATCTCAGGTAATCTCGACCGGCATTAGGCCTCGGTGGAAGATCAAGTCCAAAGCCAAAAGGCAACAAGTCGAGTTGGAGTTCTCTAAATGGTGTAAGAAGTGTGACGCCTCAGGCCGCAGCTCCTTCTACGGCTTGCAAGCCACAGCAGCACGCGAGATGTTCGAGGGAGGCGAGGTCTTCACGCGCCTCCTGACCCGTCCTGCATCCTTCAAACTCCGCATCCCCCTGCAACTCCAACTCATCGAGTCGGAACAACTGCCTCTATGGCGCAACGCCGTCAACGGTACGGGCGATATGGAAGTCCAGCAAGGCAATTCAGTACGCACCGGCATTGAGTTCGACTCCTACGAACGCCGCGTGGCATACCACTTCTATAAATCCCATCCCGGCGAGACGATGTTCTACCCGCTAGACGGTTTGTCGTTCATGCGCGTCCCCGCCGAATATATCGTCCACACGTACCGGCCTCTCCGCGCGGGGCAATTGCGCGGTGTCCCGCATCTCACCTCCGTCCTTACGTTGCTCTACGAACTAGAACAGTATACCGATGCCGAATTAGTCCGCAAGAAAATCCAGGCGATGTTCGCGTTCTTTATCGAGAAGACTTCGCCCGACATCGATGTAATCCCTACTACGGACGGCGATCCAGGAACCAGCGCTCAAACGACTACTTCCGATCTCGGTGTGTCGAACGCCAAACTCGAAGCTGGCTCCGTCAATGAGCTATTGCCAGGAGAGAAGATCACCTACCCACAACTCCCTATAGACAGTGACTTTGCCTCCTTCATGCGCGTCGAGGGGCATCGATTTGCCGCTGCGATCGGCGCCACATATGAACAGATCACAGGCGACCTACAAGGCGTCACATACAGTTCGATTCGTGCTGGCCTGCTTGATTTTAGGCGTAAGTGCGAGATGATGCAGCACCATATATTCGTGCATCAATGGTGCCAGCCGATAGCGGAAGCATGGCTCCGCGAGGCCGTGATGTCGGGCGTCATCGACCTGCCTGGGTATGTTGAAGACCCAGACCAATACACCGATATCCTCTGGACGCCGAGTGGTTGGGATTGGGTTGATCCTCTCAAAGACGTGCAAGCGGATATCTTTGCTGTTCGTGCCGGCTTCACTACTCGCGCTCACGTTGTCGCCGAGCGTGGCCAGGATGTCACGGTTCTGGACGAGGAATGGGTACAGGATCGCGACCGGGCGCACGATATGCAACTTGTGTACGATAGCGACCCGAGCCAAGTATTGACGAAGGGTGCTAAGAACCCGACGCTCGACGCCGATGGCAATCCGATCTCGGTGCCGGGAGCGCCGGTTGGCGATGGCAACGCCCCTAGCTCTCAGCCTGACAATCAACCGAAGCCTATGCCTAGTGCTCCGGCTAAGAAAGCCAAACAACGGCCTCTATTGCAGTAGCTCTGATACAATAGCTTCTGACAGGAGCGGTCCTTCTACCTTTCTCCCGCTCCTTGCCGCCCACGCGCAGTGTGTGCGTTCGCTCGCCGCCTGCCCTGGTTGGAGGCAACTAACTGCCGCTTGGTTGCCTCCAACCGTCCCTCTCAGAGACGCTAGATCCTAGCGCTCGCTCTCCCCGCGATAGCGACCCCATTGACAACTTCCCCAAGATACTGCTAACCTCCTACCCAACAGTATTTAATTTAAGATAAAGTCATCTTAATTACTTACTAATAGTAAAGAATTCTAAATGGGACGGATCAAAACAACCCGGCGCCCTGCTCGCCAATCCACGGCGGATTCTCCCAAGCGTCCCCTCCTCCACGTCGCCGACTTGATCTTCAACACTCCGTTGATGGTCCACCCGAACAAGCTCCGCGTAGTGCTCGAAACTCTAGGCGACCGCTTCGCCGACCCGCTCTCTATCGCCAACGCCCTCTCTGCTCTCCCTGTCGAGTCAACTTTAGAACTCAATATGGGCGGCTTGTCTCTACGTGAACCTTCCAACCAGCGCTCGTACGAAGTCACCGACTCGGGCATCGCCCTCATCCCTATCGAAGGGATGCTCATGAAGAAAGCCGCTGGCTTGATGGCTTACTCAGGGATGTGTACCTACGAGGACATCACCGAGCAATTCTCCGCTGCTATCGATGACCCGAGCGTCCGCGCCGTCCTCCTGGCCATCGACTCCCCCGGTGGGCAGACGCATGGCGTATTCGAACTAAGTGACTTGATTCATTCGGCGCGTGGCTCCAAACCCATCTACGCTGCAGCAGACGATCTCGCCGCCTCTGCCGCCTACTGCATCGCCTGCTCCGCCGACCGGGTATTCGTCACCCGTACCGGCGCAGTCGGGTCGATAGGCGTCATGTCGCTCCATACCGATCAATCCGGTCTCGACGCCAAGCTCGGGATGAAGTACACCTACATCTCGGCTGGTAAAGGCAAGACCGAGGGCAACCCGCACGAACCTCTATCGGACAAGGCCTATGCGACGGTCAAAGCCGAAGTAGACCGGCAGTATGGCATGTTCGTAGATGCCGTGGCGCGTGGGCGCAGAATCAGTGCCGATGCTGTAGTCGCTGCAGGTGCCGCGTGCTACTTTGCCGATAGCGCCGTACCGATGCTCGCCGATCAGGTCGGTACTCTCGACGACGCGCTCGAAGCTCTTGAAGCCAAAATCAGTACTGCTCCTGCAAGGTCCTTTACGACGAGCAGCGGCGGCAGTTACGCCATCACACTTTCTCAATTGCAACTCGCTGATCTCAATGCCGGTACGCCGGTCACACTTACCACGATTAAGGAGACTCCATCAATGTCTGTACCCAACACTACGGCGACCGCACCTACCGTTGAAGAACAGTTGGCGGCGCTTCAGAAAGAAAACGCCGAATTGAAAGCCAAGGCTGCGATTGCTGCCGCTGCACCAATCCCGGTTGTAGCCGCTGCACCAATCCCGGTTGTAGCCGCTGCCGCTGCCCCCGCCGAAGATTGTGACGACGACGAAGAGGAAGACCCGCCCATGCAAGCCACCCAACAGCCTGTTGTAATCCCGATCACTACTGCTCCTGCCGCTACCGCTCGCGGTAAGGGCCGCAGTGCCGCCGTCATCATCGCGGAACTCTGCACCATGAACGGTGCCGACGCTCAGTGTTCCGAGTTGATCCGTGCCCATGCCGAAGGCAAGAAGACCGTGGCCCAAATCCGCGAAGACTTCCTGGCCAAGCGCTCCGCCGCTTCCCACGCTCATATGACCTCCAACTCGCACTCCGCCAACAGCCCTCTCGGCTCCCCCTTGGACCGCATGGAGCAGATGGCCGTGACCCTCGTACAGAATTCGGGTGGCAAGATTTCCAAATCCAAAGCCTACGAAACCGTTCTCAAGGCCAACCCTATGGTCTACCGCGACTATGTGGAGGAGAAGGACGAAGCCGCCCTCACCCCCGGTCGCCGCCGCGCCTATCTGGAGCAAATGGGTCCGAAGATGGCCGCGATGGGCCTAGGCTCTCAATTCATACGCCAGTAGCGGCAGTAGCTACGACTTAAATCTAAGGAGACCACCTACAATGTCTGTTGAAAGCAACCTGAGTTCCCGCTCGGAAGTCGCTGCCGCCGACCTCAGCGCAAAGCAATTCTACGCCGTCACTGTCGGCTCTACCGGCATGGACGTATCGACCGCCGCCAAATCCATCGACGGCATCCTGCAAGACAAACCGACCTCGGGTCAAGTAGGCCAGTACGCCCATAGCGGTCGCACCAAAGCCGCCATTAGCGCCAGTCAAACCGTAACCAAAGGCGGTTTGCTCGAAGTCGCTTCCGGTGGCACCCTCGTCCCCATCGCCTCGGGCATCGCCGTCGCCAAGGCCATGGAGTCCTTGGTCTCGGTAGCCGCCGTCCGCCTCATCACAGTCGAACTGCTCCCGGCTGCCGGAGTCTACGCTTAAAGTTTCGTGAACGTAATTTGACTATAAGGAGACTTACACTCAATGCCTCAACCGACCCTCAGTGACGTTCACGTGAACGCCCCTCTTTCCAATCTCTCGATGATGTACGCGCAGGAACTCGACAACTTTGTCGCCGACCGCGTATTCCCCATCGTCCCGGTCCAGAACAAATCGGACCTCTACTGGATCTTCGACCGCTCCGACTTCAACCGCGACCAGATGGCCAAACGCGCTCCCGCCACCGAGTCCGTGGGCGGTGGCTACAAGCTGGGGACTGGCTCGTACGATGCAACTGTATGGGCCTTGCACAAGGACATCGATGACCAGATCCGTGCGAACAGCGATCCGGGCTTGAACCCGGACATGAACGCAACGCGCTGGCTCACCGTCCAGTCTCTGATCTCCAAAGAAGTGGCATGGGCCGCTAACTTCTTTACGACCTCGGTCTGGACCACACAACTCGCTGGTGTCGCTGCTGGCCCCGTCGCCGGCACTTCGGTCCTGCAATGGAACGATATCAACTCGAACCCCATTGCCGATGTCCGTGCCATGGCTACCGCTGTCGCCCTCGCCAACGGCGGCTTCCGCCCCAACAAGCTAGTCCTAGGCCGTCCTGTCTTCGACGCCCTGCTCGACCACCCCGACTTCCTCGTTCGTCTCAATGCCGGTCAAACTCCCGGTGGACCGGCCCGCGTCACCCGCGACGTATTGGCCATGCTGTTTGAAGTTGACGAGGTATTAGTGATGGACGCCATCTACAATACCGGCCCAGACAGCAATCTAGCCGTGAATAGTGGCGAATCCAACGCCTTCATCGGCGGCAAATCCGCTCTCTTCGTCTACACTCCTAGCTCCCCTGGCCTTGAAGAACCGGGTGCCGGCTACAACTTCTCCTGGACCGGCTACTACGGTGCGAACGGTTTCGGCTCGCGCATCTCGTCGTTCCGTATGGAATGGCTCAAGTCCACTCGGGTCGAAATCGAGCAGGCCTATGTGTACAAGGTCGTAGGGGCCTCGATGGGCGGGTTCTTCTCGACCATCGTCGCTTAGCCACACTTGCAAGGCAGGGAGAGCAAGGACGCAAAACGGCTCTCCCTAAAACGAGTCCTAAATGCCGAATCTAGCCACCATCCTCCCGACCATCGCCACGCCGCACTTCTCGCGCTCGCGCTACATCATCCCGTGGCTCCAATTGACCCGTTACGCCATGCCCAAGTTCCAAGTCTCGCGACGGCGACTGTTTTATGGCGGGGAGTATCTGGAGCCTGGGACACCAATCCCGGATAGCATGGTCCTGCATCGTACGCGCGTGCGGCAATTGTACGAGCAGTGGCTCATCGAACCGATTGCAGAGACGGTGGTGCCACGGCCTGGAACTGCATCGCTTGTTCCAACGCCTGTTGCGGCGGTCGAGGTTAAGACTCTTCCTGCTGTTCTGCCAGCCGTGGTCGATGTCCCGGCAACCAACGCAGAGTTCTACATCCCCGATATCGCTCTACCTATCGAAGAAGTAGCCGAGACGCCGGAAGCCAGTCTGTCGCTACCTGCTGCCGCTCCTGTCGCTACTCCTGCTACAGCCAATCTGGCCAAGTTCTTCCCGAAACCTAAATCGAAGTCCAAGAAGAGATCCAAATAAAGGAGACTAATCCCCATGTCCTCGACTAACAAATCCCGCGCCGGTATCCCCGCTGCCTTCGCCGACGTAAATGCCCAATCGTCTTCAGGCGCTTCCGTCGCTGGCACTGGCACCAGCACTGGCCTCCCTGCTGCCTTCGCCAACCCCGACGACTTCTCCCCCGCCCAATCCCAAGACGCCTTCATCCGCGACTTCAATTCCAAGATCGTCGCTGCGTCCGAACCCGGCAATCTCGCCGCTGTCTCTGAACTGCATTCGCGTGACAAATCCGAACGCCTGCGCCTGCATCGCGCCGCTCAATCCGACACCCCTGTCGCCGCCTCTCCCACGCCCGACTTCAACCCGCAGGACGTGCCGCAACCACACATGGAACACCCGGCACTCCCGACGCCACACACCGTACCCTTTGACGCGAAACGATAACCGACTAACGATCAACCGATCTAAATAAGGAGCCTCCACCATGGCAGTCACCAAATTCCTAGCCCCAGTATTCGGCCCTAGCTTCAGATCCACTGCTCTGGGTGGCTTGAAGTCGGCTCGCGCCAAGTATCGTTTCGCTCTCGACGGCGGCGCTGCTACCCTCATTACTCCGAAGATCAACGCCACTATCCCTGACAACTCGATCCTAGTCGCTGCTTTTATCAATTCGACTGTCGCCGTGACCTCGACCGGCACTGCTAACGTCTCTGTGGGCCTCTCAGCCGGTAGCACGGGTGCCGCCGCCCTCCTCGCCGCCACCGCAAAGGCATCACTATCCCTCGATGCACTCCTGGTCGGCGTCCCGACCCCCGCAGTCCCGGTCAAACTCACCGCCGCTGCCACGATCACCGTAACTCCCGACACTACAGCGCTCTCGGCAGGCGAGATCGAAGTCACCGTCTTCTATTTCGAGGCCTCGGCATAGCTAGGATCTAGCGTAAGGAGCATCCAACATGCGAACTCTATTCAGGCTGGCTTTGGTGCTGGCCTGCTCCATCCCTGCCTCCATCCCTGTCTGGCCTCAGACGCGCCCAGTACCGCAGGACCACTACATCGCCACCGCCTCTACTACCGCCTTGACCATCCAGCAACCTGCTACTGGCGCCAGACAGATCGATTTCGGTGACGCACGGGTTGCTGGTGCTTCCGTATACTGCGCTGGTGCTCAAACCGCCACTCTCAAATGGAATGGCACTGCTGCTACTGCTACAGCAGGCTCAGAAGTAAAACTCCCCAACACGGCCAATGCTTCAGGCGTCACCGTTTGGACCGCATCGAACGTGGGCACCGGCACTACCGGCCCGGTCTACAATATTGCAGCTGGGGCTACCCTGCCTCTGGATCTAAGTTGGTTGCGCTTGCGCGGCAACGGGACTGCCATCAACGTCACGATCGCCACCTCGGGCACTTGCACTATCACCTTTGCCTACTCCGCAAGTTAATGAGTTAATCAATGAAAAGCCTCAACATCGTCCTCCTCGTCCTCATCTGCGTACTTGCCGGAGTCATTGTAGCCCAGACCCCCATCGCCTCCCCCGTCGTCGGTGGCTACCCTGCTGCCGTCACCACCGCTCTCCCTGAACTATCTGGGGTATCCGCTTCCATTGGTGGCGGCGCACTGACGCTAGGCCAATGCGCTACTGGCACCGTCTCCATTACCGGCGCGAGTGCCGCCGTAACTTCAGGAGCTACCATCACCGCCACCCCGAACACTTTCCCCGGCACCGGCATCGAATGGAACCGCTCTTACATCTCTGCCGCCGACACCGTAACGGTACAGGTCTGCGCTACCACCGCAGGTACTCCGACCGCGAGCACTTACAACGTAAAGGTCATCAATTAAATAGTTGCTATGGGTAGCTTCCTGTTAAAACTCGACACCCTCAACTCCCAAGTCCTAACTGCCTTTGGCACCGAAACCATCATCTACCAACAACGATCCAATCAGATAGATATCGGTAGCCCCGTCTCGATCCTCGCGATCCCCATCGACCCTCTCCGTCTCGAAAAGCAATCCAACGGGAATATAGCGGTACGCTGGGTCCAGACACACGATTTGCTCGACTGGCAAGGCCAGCCATTCCAGCCGCAAAAGGGTGATGTCGTCACTCTCGCTGCCACTGCCATCAGCTCCAGTTCCCCATGGCCTGTTGCAGGCGGCGCGTACACATTGGTCCAAATCCAAGAAGATACAGGCGGGGGAGTGCATCTGGTGCTGGAGAAACGGTCAGGTGCGTAGCGTATGGCAATGACTGACCCCGATGTCCTTACCGATGCTATTATCACGGCGCTCCAGTCTATCGCCGCTCTTGTTGCTTCTCCTCTCCTTACCTCCGGCCCCTCCTCCATCATCCCCTACAAGACCGACATGCCTGGAGGCACGGAGAATATCGAAGACTTCGTACTGCAACAACCAGCTGGCACCCTAGTCGTCTTCTGGCGCGGCACCCGCACCGGCATCTTCGCCAAGCTCGACACCATCAAGCACGACTTTGGCATCTCCCTCAAACCCAACGGTCGCGCCGCCCAGGTATTTGCGATGATCCGCGAAGGCGTATGCGTCGTACCGGAAGGACGACCGTTCAAACTAACTCAGGTTACTAGCGACGTGCGTCCTCCCGAAGACATGGCCTGCGTCAATCGCTCGGTATACATCTCAGGGAACTTTGGCGTACGCGAGTTTAGCGACATCACTTTCACTTTGACCGAAAGGGGCATAGATAACTAGCCATGGCTAGCTATAGACAACTGATGCTCCAATCCCTTACACTACACACCAAGGAGCACCCAACGCCATGTCTGTAGCCCTACTCCAAGAAGTACGATTCGCGATCGGTTTCAAACAACAGACCGATCTCGTCACCCCTCTCATCGCCGCAGACATGGTATCGCTGCGTCAGACCAACTCCGAACTGATCCAAGCCCAGCCGATCAACGAGGACGATGCTGCCGATTATGGTAAAGGCGTCTACCCGACCCAAACCTTCCCCTCGCACTGGAACGCCTCCGGCCCCTTCAACGGGCGACTGAGCGCCGAAGCTCTCGCTATCATCACCGGCTTCGCGCTCGGCGCGTATACGAGCAAAGCCCCTACTACAGGTGCGGGTGGATTTCTCTACACGTACGACGAACCCGTATTCGCCACTGCCGGCCTCGACCTCCCTACGACTACCATGGCCGTCCAGATCCGCACGGGCGGCTCGGCTATCACGGATAAAGCGATCGTCGGCGTGGCATGCGAAGAATTAGGCTTGACCTTCCGTCTCGGTCCTGGTCGCGACAACGCCGGGTTTACGTCGCAGTGGATCGGCACGGGACAAAACGCTAAGCCCTCGACCATCGTCATCCCCGCCCCCTACGCCGAACACAGCATGAACGCCGGGGGCATTACTAGCCTTACCCTCCTGGGCTTCAACTACCTCACCAACAAACGTTTCGTCTCGCTCGATTTCGAGTGGAAGAATAACATCCGCGAAGGTAGCTCCAAATTCCCTGGTTCGGGATCGCAAGGCGGATATCAAATCAGTGGTCGCCTGCGCCGTGGCACTCCTACGATTACTTTGACGGCAGTGGTCGAGTGCGACTCGGGATCGAGCGAAGAGGATCTGTTATTGGCTCAGACCACGGGTACGGGCGTGATCCAGGTCGTAGGAGCGCAGGTAGGTGCGGGGCCAGAGTTCTTTGGCTGGAAGATCACCTTCCACAAGCTAAGCGTGAAGTCCAGTCCTATTTCGGATTCAGACGGGATCGCTGCGTATCAACTCGAATACTTCATTTTGCAGGACTCCAGCACTGGCCTTTGCACCATCGAGGCCATCACGGACCTGGACGACATTCTCACCGTAGCTTAGCAATAGGTGAAGTGAGGAGATAGGGGCTGGCGGGGAGGCTAGCCCCTTAACTTTTAACTTAAAGGAGATTCAATAGAAAGCTATGACAGCCGCAGAGGCAACTGAGACGCAGGCAGCTTCCACTGGTAGTGGCAGCACCAAGCCGCGCGTGACCGCTGAGAAGGTATTTGACCGCACCAAGCAAATCCGCAACCATGTCCCGCACCCCGACTTCCCGGACGGCAAGAAAATCTGCATCGTCCGCTTCCCTACCGATAAGGAATGGTGCTTGCGTGCCCACCGCACCGTCAACGTCCGCAAGAGTAGTGCAGACGGCGGGGTAAGAGCCGATTCCACCGGACTCGTAGGCGCCAACAAAGAGTTATTCGACACCATCCGCATCCATGAAGGAAACAGCGCGGATGTGGAGTTCGATGAAGCCGAGGCATCGCGGATTATCGAACGTCTGGAACGGTGCGTGGTGCAGGAAGTCACGAAGAAGGGCGTCGAGTATACAATCACGATGAAGCCTTTCGATGGCTCGCTCGTCACTCACGTCTTGAAGATCCCCACGCAGAAACTGCTAATGGACTACGGCAAGGCTGCCGTGGACATTGTAGGTAGGAAGCAGGCTGTCGAGACACGGGTGGCGCTAGAACCTAGCGCAGACCTCTGGAAGAAGTTGCAGGTATCGAGTGCTGGCTACCTACTTGAGACCTTGGATGTCATGGAGAATATCAGTAAGCCTATTCCTGACCCAATCCCAGTGATCCATATGGATGCTGCCATCAACGCCCTCCTCACCGCCCTGCGCGAGGATTTCGACGACACCGACCCGGAAGACTAGGACTGGTAGGGCGTAGGGGGCAGCGATCCCAGCCTGACGATCCTGCCTCACCTCCCAGTCCTAGCATCCATTCTCTAGCTTGGGCTTTGTTCCGCAAGGATTCGTTGTGCGAGGGGGCTAAGCAATGCCAAGACGCTACAGAAGTCACATGTACCGCGTGTGGCCACTTATACACTCCTGGCGACCTGCGTATGCCGGAGCCATGCTCCAGGTGCAACACTCAACGCCAATACAAGCGCGAGTTGTGCGCTCAATGCCCCACGCGACTCTTAGAGCGCTCCATGCAGTCTTGGGCCGGCAAACTCCTCTCGCACGTCATCGATCTCGACGCCATGCTCCAATGCCCCGGCTTCTCTCTCACCGCCTCCGAAATAGACGCTGTGGAATGGCTGGCATTACGTGTACTATGGAGCGAACGCGCTAAGTTTCAAGAAGACCAGGCTAAGGATAGGGAGAGGGAAATGCGACAACAGCAACTATCACAGCAGGCAGCAGGAAGGAGATAACGAATCGTATGCCACGTCCTGTCTTCAAACCAGTCCTGAAACGCGCCCGCATCGGCACTCCCGGCTTCAGCGCCGATACCATGCTCCGTTTCGGCAATCTCCTCAACAACTCCATCCGCGACCGCTTCAATGCCGCCTTGGACATCTACGATAACGCCGCCAAACCTCTCTCTGAAGGCTACGCGAAATACAAACAGAAAGGCTCCTTCTCCGGCAAGCGGCAATTCGCACCGGGCGAACCGATCCGCAACCTTCGCCTCACGGGCCAGTTGCAACGCTCCATGAAAGTCCTCAGTGCGTCCCAGAACCGCACCCGCCTCGGGTTCAGCGATCCTGTCTCCGACAACCGCATGACTTTGAACCAACGCCGCTCCAATATGTATGGCGTGTCGCCCAAAGACGAGCAAGTGCTTATGAAGACCGTACGTGAATATCTGTTTCAAGTGGTCAAGATTACTGAGGAGAGTGCGTAGGATCTAGGAGTCGAGGGATCGAGGGATCGAGGGATCGAGGGATCGAGGGGCTATGGCCGAATACATCGATGTCTACTTAAACGATGAGGACTTAAAGAAGTCCGTCGATGAAGTAAACACAAAGATGAAAGGTATGGAGTCTCAGGCTGAAAAGGTAGCCTCCGCCTTCAAGCACGTTTCCGATGCCACCGCCAGTTCCATTAACGAATTCAACAGAAAGATCGAAATCATCACTTCCCAAGTCTCCCAGACCACGCGCACCCGTGGCATCAGCGCGGCAGAGAGGCAGTTGAATCAGGCCAAGTTAGAAGTTGCAGGCCCCTTAGACCGCTTCCAGCGCGCACAACTCGACTATGAACGCGACATCTCAGGCAAGTTCGCGGGCAACGACAAATTCATCGAGCGCCGTCTCGATCTCTACAAACAATACATTGGTGTACTAGGTCAGTTAGAGATCAAGCAGAGGCAAGCTGCTAACGACCAGGAACGCCTCGATCGTGCCATCCGTGCCTCCCGCAACACTACCGGCCAAGATCAATTCCAGGAAGCATTACAACTTGTCCAGACGCGCCAGAAGACGCGCCAAGGCATCCTCTCCAACCTTACTTACGAAACCGCCACTCCCGTCGAACGCCTCGCCTTGCGCCGCGACTCGACTATCAGCAAGTTGCAGGGCGCCGGTGCCAGCGCCGCCGAGATCGCAGCAGCTACTGCCGCTTTTACTAAACTTGAAAACGTAGCTCTCGCTTCCTCCAAAAACATCGGCGCCCGCATCGCCGAATTCATCACCTCCCCGACCTATGCCGCCCGCAAATCCCTAGGCGATTTCCTGCAGGAATTCGGCAAATTCGGCATCATCGCTGGAGGTGTATTGATCGGTGTCGCCGCAGCAGCAACCGCAGCCTTCTCCCTCATCCGCTCCGCTGGTAAAGAAGCCGAAGACCTCGGCAATCTCGCCGACCGTCTCGGCGTCACAGGCCAGCAAGCCGCTATCCTTGCCGCCCAGGCCCGCATCGCAGGCGTTAGTGTCGATTCCCTCGGTGGCCTTGTACGCAAGCTCTCAACCAACCTCGTAGATGGCGGGACTGAAGCCCGCAATACCGTACGCGCCCTCTCCGATATCGGCGTCTCCGTAGCAGATGCAGGCGGCAAGTTCCGCGACCCCATCGCCATCCTCGGAGACTTATCAGGCAAGATCGGTCGGATGCCGAGTCAAGCCGCCCAGGTAGACCTACTCACGAAGGCTTTTGGTCGCGGCTCCGTCGAATTGCTACCGTTGATAAAACACTTTAGCGAACTGCAGCGTCAAGCCGAAGAGACTGGTATTGGCGGCATCGAACCTCTCCGCAAACGCCTGCAAGATGTAGACGACCAACTGGATAAAGTAGGTATCAGAATCGACATCCTGAAACTAAAAGCATCAGAAAAGATCCTGGTCTTTATCGAAACCGTATTCTCTGGCGGGGATCTGGAGCGCTATAAACAAGACCTGCTCTCTCTAAGCCCCTTCCGTAAGCCGGAACCATTCCAGCTCCCTCCTCCCGCGCCTCCTCCCATCCCGGTATCGCGCGAAGCCCTCTTGACCCCCGCACAGCGCCAGGGCAACCTCCTGCTGCAACAGTTTGAAGGCCGCCAAACGGCCCAAGGTGTAGAGGATAAGATCGCTACTCTACAACAGGAATTGCAACGCCAGCGCGCTCTCGCTGTCCCCGATATCGACGGGAAGATCCAAGCTGGTCGCATCAAAGACATCCAACTCACCGAGCAGCAGATTGAGAAGCAAAAAGCTCTACTCAAAATCATCAATGGAATCGACGCCGCACAAAAGGCCGCAAATGCCGAGGCTATTAAATCCCAGAAGACCCTCTCCGACGCTATTGCCGCCCGCACCGCTGTTCTCATCGGCGGCAACGCAGCCCAGATCAAACTGACCGAAGAGAGTGCAAAGGCGCTAGACCACTATCGCGAACTCCAGACGAAGGCTAAAGACGACGGGTTGTACAACGCTGCGATTGAGGCGTCGTTCCGCAAGACCCTGCTCGCCGGTATCCAAACCGCCATCGTCAATTACGGTGCCGAGAATATCAAACAAATTCAGGAAGAGGGGAAAGCGTATCGCGCGTACTATTCGGATCGCCTGCAGCAGGAACTGGCGTTTGAAGCCGAGACTGTAAAGCTGGCGCAAGCTACTACGAACTCGCGTTTGGATTTTGAAGAGACGGTTGCGGCGCAGATCCGTGACCAGCAGATCCGTGCTATCGAGCGTACCGATGCCAAGACCCTGCAACAGGCTGTAGCGTTCGAGTTGCAGAAAGGTGCGATCCAGTCTCAGTACGAACAGGTCTCTACACAAGTTCGTATCGATGCTATAGAACGTGCGGCGGAGGCGGAGAAGCGGGAACTGGAAGCCACGATAGGCCAGAAGCTCGAACTCCAGAACCTCTACCAAGCTCGCGTCATTGCTATCGATGAAGCTACTACCGAGAAAGAACGCCAACTTACCATCCAATCCCTCAATGCCATACAAAAAGACCGGGAAGATGCGGCCATCAAGGCGGCGCAGGCTATTACGGATGCCAACACCAAGGTATTTGACACGATCAAGGGCGAGGCCAACGGTCTGCTCGATGCCTTCTTCTCCAAATCGCAGAGCGTCGGGCAGGCCATAGGCGCTATCTTCAAATCTGCCTTCCTGACTCCGATCAAAGACGCCCTCTCGACGCAAATCTCAACGCGTATCACTGGTGCCGTCACAGGGCAACAGGTCGGGTTGACTCCAGGCACTCTCGCTACCGGCCCCTTCGGAGACTTAGCCCGCCGTCTCGGCATCGGCGCTCGTCCTACCTTCGGCGCTGCCGCCCAAGTCGCGAAGATCGAGCAAGCCGGCCACATCGGCGATGTCCTGCTCAAGCCTAGTGCTGTCGGCAACGCTGTACCTGTCCTGATCGCTAACCCCGAAGCGATCTCGAACAAGGTCGAAGTCACCACTCCCAGTGCCGCCGCACCTCTCGCCACGCTCATTGCGCCTAGCACCCCGTCACCTCTCGCTGCCACCCTAGCCCTCTTCGCTTCCCTCTCTGGCTCTCTGCAACCTCTCTCGGCTGGCGTCCAGGACACTCTGGTCCAATCGCGCCTGACCGGCTACAGTTTGCAGCAACTCTCCTCGCAAGTCGCGCAACGTGGCACTGTCCAATCGCAATTGGCGCAGGAAGAACTGTCTAAGATTGCGTTTAGCCTGGACGACATTCGCCGCATCCCCGTACTCTCGCCACCGTCATCGCCTGCGGCAGTAGCTAAAGTAGAACAACTTCAGCAAGCCACTACTCTCTCGATCCCTTCGCCGTTGCCTGTCATCGTCCAGAACGCCAGCGATCTACAGCAGAAGATAGATGTCAACAATACGAACAACTCGCAACAGGTGAATCAAGCCGTAACTGTTGGTGCGAGTGGCGTAGGTGGTGGTGGCTTTGCAGGCGGCATCACCCGTCCTCCCCTCGACGCCCTCCTCGCCTCTCTCGCGGCATCGCCACAACTCGTCCCGAGCGGCTTCAAGACTGTAGGCCAGAGCTTCGCTACTTCCGAGACGATCTCGTATCCAGAACTGGGCTTGACACAATCCTTTGCTCCTGCTCTCCGCGACCAGTCTTTCGGCTTCGGTGGCGGTGGGTTCGGTGCAGGTCAAGCCTTGATCGGTGGCGGCGTCACAGGCAGCAACATCCAGGAACTGTTCTCAGGTTCCCGCAACGCCTTCACAGGAGGCACTGCAGGCGCGGTCGATGCTCTTGGCATCCCCGTCAACCAAGCCAGCGAACGACTCACGGCGCTTACGTCACAAATCGGATTGCCAGCCGCTCAAGCCGTGGCTGCCAAAGGTGGCATCAAGGGTCTGTTCAGCAGTCTCGGCGGCAACTTCGGCAAGCTCTTCGAGAAGATAGGGCCAAAGGGATTTGCTGCATTTGGCATCCCTATCGGGCTTGGACTAATGGCTTCAGGTCTCGCCCAACCTTACGGTGCTGCCGCTACAGCTAAGGCTGGACTAGGCGGAGCACTGGCTGGGTTTGGCATCGGTGCTCAGTTCGGCTTAGGGTTCGCGGGTGCTGAGATCGGTGCGGGCGTTGGGCTAGTAGCGAGTGGATTGCGTACAGGCGGAGGTACGGGGTTCGCAAAGGACGTAGCAGGTGGAGCGCTCGTCGGCCTAGGCATCGGCGGACCTCTAGGTGCTGCTATCGGTGCTGGTGCTGGTGCCTTGCTCGGCGGACTGAGCTTGGCTGGCATCATCCAGACTAAGAATCAGAAGTTCCATAACAAGATCAAGGACATCTACCACGTCGATATCAACGACCAGAAGCTCCTCTCGCAGTTCTCACAGATTGCGGATCAAAAGTATGGGGGCAATGTCGATGTAGCCGTACGCTCGATCGAAGTCCGACAAATAGTGCAGTTGTGGGCGCAGGCCCATGGGCAGAATTCTCTGGGAATTGTAGGTACGCCGCAACAGAGTATCTTCGCCAATCAAGGCGGGAGGTTGACAGAGATCCCGACTTACTTCAATGGACAGGCCGTGGTGCCGGGGGATACGAGGAGCACTGTAGGTATCCCTCAACTGACACCGAGCGGCTCGTACATCACTGTGGCCGCTCCACAGGGCGCTAATGTCTCCCGCAGCAGCTCTACCATCCTCTCGCTGGACGCCGACGCCACCACGCGCGTCCTACAAGGCCAAGCTGCCCAGGTGATTCAAGGCCAGCCACGCCTGATCTCCCAGCAGACATCGAATGGGATGGGGGCGAGTTCGGCGCGGCGCGACATAGCATCTGCTGTAATGCAACCGGCATTCTTGACAACCTAAATGGCTACTACCATCCCATCAAGCTACTATCCTGTCGTAGATCCTAGCGATAGCAATCGACGCATCGTGGTTGGATTCTCTGGTGGCGTCACGTCGGCTTGGTGTGCTGGTTGGGCGTTGCGTAACTATCCAAAGGAAGAAGTCATACTTTTGTTTCACGATACTAAAGCCGAGCATCCCGACACTTACCGTTTTATCAAAGAGATGTCTGAAGCCCTAGAAATACCTATCACAGAAAGATCAGACGGCAGAAGCCTTGATGAGGTATTTGAGGATCACAACGCTCTCGCTAGTAGCCGTATGGGATTTTGTTCACAGGAACTAAAGGTGATTCCTGGCAGGAATTTTATACAAGAGATGAGAGACGGCGGGATTACGCAAATCACTCGGCTATTCGGTTTCTCGGCTAACGAATGGCAGCGTATTCAACGCTACACCATGTACGCTGAGCAGGGCGGCTGGAATGTACGTTTCCCAATAGCTGAGGAAGGTGTCACTAAACAGCAGTGTGCTGACTGGTGCCGCTGTCTCGGAGTAGCTCCTTCGTCTATGTACGAATGGTCCGATCATGCTAACTGCGTGGGCTGTGTTAAAGGCGGCAAGGCATATTGGCTAGCTGTCAAAGAAAACGCACCTGAAGTATTTGAAAAACGTAAGGAACAAGAGTGGTTCTTTGGGCATTCGATGTTCCCTGGTTATGTTTCCCTTTCGGACCTTGAGAGTGACGGTCTGCGTAGAAATGTAGCAAGAAGAGAAGCTATTGAGATAGGGCCTTGCGAGTGTGGATCATGACTAAGCGACAGCAGCCTACGCTGCAACTCAAACCTCTCCAGTCTTACGACGACGCACGACTCGTCTCTCTCTTGCGCCGTCTCCTGCGCCGTGTACCTGCGGGCGAATCGCAGCAATTCATTCGAGCCTTGCATCTGCTGGCACAGCGTCAGATCGAGCAGGAAGAATTGGCTTATGCAAAAGTGTGGAAGGCGGTGGCGAGTGCCTGACAGTGTGTTGGCCCCCGTGCCAACTTCAGTTCTTCCTGGAATGTTAATGTCTTCATTCCAACGTTCGCAAACGATACTTGTTGACGAAAATAGGTATAAAGACGGGTCGCTACAGAATCGCCAGATTGCTTCGACCTCGCGCAAAACTTGGACGATCACCTCGCGGCTAACTGCTGCACAACTTACCGCCCTACGAGCTTTCTATCTCGATCGAAGCGGCGGTTGGCTTGAGTTTTATTTTTACGATTTGTATGAAACCGTTCCACTGTTCCAGGCAGACCCGACCGGGAGTTCAGTTCCGGGACGTTATATAGTCTGTTTTGCTGGGCAGTTGACTCAATCCTTGTTGTTGGGACGAAACGCAGCGCAGTACACACTGATTGAGATCGGGTAGGTAATGAAGCTACTAGCAGAACATATAAAGTTGAATTTTATGCTGTTGCCCTTGGGGAAGCGGCGTTGCATTAAATGCGGGCACATAAAGCCAACTGACGCTTTTAGCAAGCTATCAAGAGTCAAATCTGGTTTGTGTGGAACTTGCAATGCTTGTATCTCTTTGTTCTGCCATGGAGGCAGGGCGAAAGGTGAAAGACGCAGGCTGAATCTAACGGGGCAGACTTTCGATAGATTGTATGTAGTAGATTCGGCTGGTAACAACAAACGAGGCAGACCTCAATGGAACTGTGTTTGCACTTGCGGTAAACGCAAAGTAGTAACCACGGCTAGTTTGAGAAACGGTCGTCACAGTTGCGGATGCTACGCCATAGAGACCGCCAAGCGGTTAGATAACAAGTTCCGGCTTCCTGCTGGAGAGTCGCAACTGAATGGGGTTTTTAGCCAATATAGACACCGCGCACGCCGCTTCAAACGAGAGTGGGGACTCAGTAAAGAACAGTTCAAAAAGATTCTATCTTCAAATTGTATCTACTGTAATGCCTTACCTGTACGGTGTGGTGAGAATGGGTTTTTGATGGTGCGAAATACCGTCGATAGAGTAGATAGCAAGCAAGGCTATACGCCAGAAAACTCGGTTCCTTGCTGCCTCGCATGTAATAAGGCCAAGATGAATAGGAGCTATACCGAGTTTGTAGAGTGGGCGTGCCGTGTGGCTTCCCACGTAGGAGGTCGCGCGTGCCAACGCTCGGTGGCGTAAGTTTCAGTTCGCCTAGTCCAGTAGGCGTCTTCCCGCTCGTCACGGCCTTCCCCTTCACTACTCTCGTCCCTCCCTCTCCAGCCAATACTGTCACGCATAGCTTTCGCGGGACCGGAGATGTTCAGCGGACCCAGCGCTTCCTACTAGGTCCAGGTTATAGGCAGTGGAACTTCGATCGCGAACTCGACTTCACCGAATACAACTTGCTCGTCGCGTTCTGGAAAT